GCAACCCAAGGTGGAAGACCCTCTCAAGAGGAATCTAATAATTTAGAGGATACAACAAATGAATAAAACTCTCTATTTAAACAGTTCCTTCGAAACTAAAGCACTTAAAAAAGGTTCTAATACTTTAAAGATTGCTGGTTATGCTAACACTACTGCAAAAGATCGCTCTGGCGATGTTGTTACTGCTGAAGCGTGGGCTAAAGGCGTTGAAAATTATCGTCGTAACCCAGTTCTTTTATATCAACACAAACATGACTGCCCTATTGGTCGTGTAGACAATATTCGAGTTGATAAAAAAGGTATTTTTGTTGAATGTGCTGTTTCTGAAGCAGCTGAAAGAACTCACGGAGTTCAAACTCTTATTAAAGATGGCGCGTTAAAAAGCTTTTCTGTAGGATTTAGAGTAAAAGACGGAAAATATAATCGTGAAGACGATTCTATGATGATTACTGACGTAGAACTACTAGAAATTTCTGTAGTTTCTGTTCCTTGTAATCAAGATTCCCTTTTTTCTATTAGAAAATCTTTTGATTCAGATGAGGAATTTAGCGAGTTCAAAAAGTCATTAAAAGAGACTGATACCGAAGAAATCAAAAAGATGCGTAAAATAAAAGCAGGAATCACCGACATGAGCGATGGTCACTATCATACAGTTGAAATGGATGATGGTGGTAATGGGGTAACAACCTACGCATCTCATATGCAAAACCACGCTCATAAAATTATTGCTGGTGTAGTGATGGAGGCGGGAGACCCCCTTCATAATCACGACATCACAATGGCAGGTGTTCCAATTCATAGCACGGAGGAGGGCGAAGTTATTAACGAACGTCCGATGTCTCCAACCGAGGAGGAAGCAATGAGTAACTCAAAAGAAGAAGAAGTTACTGAAATCAAAGCTGAAGAAGCAGAGATCGAAGTAACTGAAACTGAAGTTGAAGTAAAATCAGAAGAAGTTTCTGAGGAAGTTGTTGAAGAAACAGCTGAAATTGAGGAAGCTACTGAAGATAAAGCTGATACTGAAGAAGTTGAGGTCAAAGCTGAAACTGAGGAAGTAGTCACTGGTATGGAAAAGGATGATGAAGAGGAGCTTGAAATTAGAGATCCTATGGCATCTATCCCGTTCACAAACTTGCTTTCCGAAGATGCAAGCAAACTTCAACATGGTGATCTTGTAAACTATCAAGAAAAAATGTTTAAAGTCACTAATGTCGCTACAGAGCAAAACCCAATCTTTAAATTTTTAGAGGTTGACGCTAATGGCGAAGACTGTGATAATGTTGTTAATGTGAAAACAGAAGAACATTCACAAGTCGAAAAATCTACAAGTGAAGACGCGGTTATAAGCGAGAGCCCTACTAAAGAGCTTCACGAAAATTCTGATAAGGAGAAAGACGAAATGGCTGATCAAGTCGTAGATACAATCGATCTTACTAAAGCTGTACCAGCTGAAGAGATCAAAAAAGAAGCACCACGTGCTACAGTGTCTGAGCCTGCAGTTGCTGAACTGGTCCAAGAGGCCGGGAACGCTATCGTGAAGGAAGCAGACGCTGCTGACCAGCAAATGCTGGTTAAAGGTGATAGCAATAATGCTTATACACCGCATGAGTCAGAGCAAGTTGCAGAACTTAAAGCTCAGATGAATAAATACCAAGAAGAGATCGCTGCATTGCAGCGTTCAAAAATGCACTTCCAGGAGCAGGGCCGCAATGCAGCTCAGTATTCTGAAAAAGATATGGCTAACGCCGTTCTTGTTGCGAAATTGCTTAACAAGCGTGATGTCTTTGACACCAAAGTCGGTGCCAAGATGAAAGCTGTTACCTCTGTTGATCAGTTCTTGAGCAACTTCTCACAAAACATTTACACCGAAATGGAACAGCAGCTAGTTGTTGCTCCAATGTTCAATCGTATGGCTGTTGACGCGAAAACATTCCGCGTACCAGTAGCTGACGAAGATTCAGACGGTGATGTAGCACAATTTGCTTCTGGCACATTTGCTACAGGTATTGCTGACGCAACCCGCGTACCAACCAGCAACCAGCAGACCATTAGCTCAGTGGACTTTACTCCACATAAGTTCATGGCTACCACACACCTCGCAAAAGACGAAGAAGAAGATACAGTTCTTCCTTTGCTCGACTTCTTGCGTGCAGCTGCTACACGTCGTTTAGCCCGTGCTATCGATAAAGCAATTCTACGTGGAACTGGTGCGTTGACTGGATTTACAGCATCACCAACAAATGCAATTACAGCCGGTACTGGTTATGCGTCTGTCATCGAAGGTATTACTAACCTTACAAGTGACGTAGGCGCCGGTCTGACTGTGGACACAGGTTCTGCAAACGATAAAGCTGATCCGTCAGATATCGCTGCAGCCCGCACTAAGCTTGGCAAGTATGGCCTTCAGCTTGGTAATGACCTTGTGTACTTAACATCAATCGAAGGTTACAACAACCTTGTTACAACTTCTGACTTCCAGACAGTTGACAAGTTTGGTCCAAACGCTACCTACCTCACAGGTTCAGTTGGCGCCGTTTACGGTATCCCAATTGCAATCACTGAGTTCTTAGATGTCGTTGGTGGATCTAACCGTCATCTCGGTGTTCTCTGTTATAAGCCTGGCTTTATGATCGCAGAACGTCGCGGTATTGAGATTGAGAGCGAGTACGAACCACGTCAGCAGGTTACTGCTATGTACATGAGCACTCGTATTGACTTTAAAGCTCTTACGACTAACTCAGCATCAGCTCTTGACGCTACTAAGTACAGCTACGCTGTTACAATTGAAGCTGGCTAAGTTTAGCTTAGACATCTTTGAACTACACAGGGGGAGGCGGTCAACGCCTCCCTTTTCATTATACGAGCAATCAGAAGAGGAAGAATGGGTAAATTAACATGGTAGATCGTTTAGAAGAAAATTTAGGAAAGTATGCTTTTGTATCATTAGCACAAGTTAAAGATTATCTAAGTATTTCGTCTAATAGTCAAGACGGTAGACTTGCTAATATAATTAACTACGCTACAGGCGTAGTTGAGCATTATATTGGGCAAGAAATGTTGGCTAATGATTACGTTGAAGTATTTGACGGAGGAAAAACCTCTGTTATGTTATCAAGATTACCTCTTTCAAATGTATATCAAGTTTCTGAATTTAATGGTACACAAGATGTAATCTTAGCTGATCCAACAACTATAGGTAGGCCTGTAACTACACAAGAAACTGATGCAACAACACTATCTTTTAAAAATGATGCTCACATCAACACAAGAATTAAAAGATTTGGAAAATCATCTCTTGAGCTTAATACCAGTGACTACCTCTTAGGTAGTACTGTATCTTCAGACTTAAAATTCGAAGAGGGTGATTTTACCATTGAGATGTTTGTTCGCGTAGATGAAGCAACATTACAAGATAATGTGCTATTTTCAATTAATACAGACGCTTCAAATTATATGGAATTTAGATTATCGAATCAAAAAGGTTTAGCATACGAAGCAAATGTTTCTGGAACAGCAACTATAATTGAAGGAGCCAATACCTCTGTCGAAACTCAGCAGTTTGCTAAACGTCGTTTTGCACATGTTGCAGTGTCTCGCGATTTAACAGAAGAAAAACTATATTTACACTATAATGGTAATGTGATTGCTGACGCGTCCTTTACTGAGGCAAATTTAACATTTACAAGTAATGTTGAGATAGGCACTACATTTAAAGGTTACATGGATGAGATTAGAGTATCAGATAAAGCTAGATATTCATCTGCTAATTTTACTCCACCAACAAAACGATTTAGACCAGACGGAGAAACTATTTTCTTAGTTCATTTTGATGGTAAGAATGATGCTACTGAAACTAAAGATGTTCATAACGCAGTTAATGAGTATAATTTTTCTCGCGATATGGGAGAAGTAACTCGTGACGTAGGTGCGGTTGGTGTAAGAGGTTCTTTCCCAACGGTTCGTAATAGCTATCCATCAATGACCTTAGCTGGGTCTCCTTCATTTGCACCTTTTCCTTCTGGTGTGAAAGTAGAGTACCGTGCAGGTTATGAATCGTCTGACATACCACAAGATCTTCAACTTGCAACACTTGATATGATAAAACTTCTTTATAAGCAAGATCAAGAAAAACGCGGCTTTTCATTTG